CGTCGTAGGTATCATCAAAGAGGCACCGATCAAGGATTGGCACCACCTTGCAGCAAGCTGGGGCATTCTCGGTGAACTTGGGTTCCGCTTTCGGGTTTTGGTTCTCAATGACGTAGGTGGGTTTATCGTGTTCCACCCATCGTAAAGCGTTGAAGAGCGAGAAGAAACGCTCACCATTCTTAAAGCCGTATCCTCGTTGGATGCCAGAACCCCACCACTCGCCAAAGTGATGACCCGCTCCTAATTTGACAAGCTCATCGGAATTGGCTCTAACCCATGCAGCGAATCCGAAGTTGTCGTCATCAGGCGTGATCCAGCGAGTTCTCGACCCAGCGTAGATGAGGAAATCAGCAGTGATGGCGGTGACTTTGGAAATGTCGCTACCGATAACTGGCTTGGGTTCGATGTAAACGCTTGCGTTGGTGCCATCAATTTTTTCTGTGATGAGGCACTCGCGTGAGAGGCGTGCCATCTTCGGGAATGGTTTGAATTCTGGTGTCATTTGTTTAGGTAGTGTGTGCGTGTTTTCATATTGTTAGAGGTGGCAGTCTTCGCAAGCCCAGCCCATGTTCCATGTGTAGATGAGCCTACGACCACACAAACATTCCATCTTATCTTCTGGTGGGCGACCTGTTTCCACACCAAATTCTTCGGCTATAAATTCCGATCCGCAATGCGGGTTCTCAGGCTTCTTATATCGGTCATCCTGTAACGTGTTGCAGTGCTGGGCATCCAGTAGAATGTTGCAGCTACAGGCTATATGAGCTATGTGCGAGATACCGGATTCAGGATCTAGATCTTCACCGTCACGCCACGCGTTGAGGTGTCGCATGATGGCTGCTACATATGTAGTCGCACAGACTCCAGTATCGCGCCAGTTGAACGGACCGTATTTCGCTGAGCCTAACTTGTGAACCCATGCGGTCTGCTCCATAGCAAACGGTGGGATCAATGCTAGTGGTGTCTTCGTAGCGCCTATTGCTCCTTTTGGATCATTCGGTGTGTTCATAACTATTGTTTTTATTTTTATGGATAGTGCTAGATATTAACTGCGGTGTTTGTAATGCTGTGACCACGGTCGAAGGAAGGTCGGCATAGGTATCCAACCCCTATCACGCCTAGTTACTCCGAACCTTAATCGGAATCCAAACCAGTTGATAGCCAATCCACCGTAACATTGACGGTCAATACTCGGTAAGATACCACCTCTCAGGTGTGGGTAACTGCGACCTTTGGCAACATCCACATCTACGGTTTTATAGTAATTCTGAAAGCTCATCCAGTTGCAATCAATATACCACCACGGATAGTGTGAATTTCCGTTTCGATCCAACGGAATCTTGATCGCGACCTTCGGTTTTAGTTTACTCATAGTTTTTCAGGTGTGCGTTGGAGTGCATACGACTTATCGAGTCGGTTGTCAAATATTTTTGTCACAAATCAGCTGGCTAACTTGTGACAGATCACAGTCTCCACGTGGTTGTAGTTACACTGTCACCGCAGGTCTCACACGAACCGTCTTCGGTTTCGTAATTATCCGAATCGAAGCAATCAATCAAGTCATCGACACGGACGTTGTTCCGCTTCAGTTCGTGCTTGAACCGTTCACATAGGTGGTCAACCAGTTCCATGATCTCTATGGGAGTCATCGGGTTGTATTCGCCGTAAAGATCCTTCCCGTTGGCGGTTGTGCCGAAGGAGAGGCATCCTTCTGATCTGATGATTTCGTATTTTTTTCGCATAGTTATTTCGGTTACTTAGTAAGTTCATCCTGATTTACTTTAAACACACCGACATATCAATTATTTTTTTAGAAAAGTTCGTCTTCCAAAAGAACGATCAGCTCTCGAAATGTTTCGGCAGTGTCGATGATAGAGTAGTCTGGCAAGTCAAACTCTTCAGCTACCATGTCTCTAAAAGCGACAAACTCTTCAGGCTCAAAGAACGCTTCAAGCTCACTGCTAAAAGGGAGCTTTATCGCAGAGCCTGTGGTGTCTTCAACGATCGCCTCAAGAGCGTTTATGATGTAGCTTCGATTCATAGTAGTTGGTGGTCTCGATTGTAGTAAGCAATTAGGGCTGCGTCAATAATTCCATCGTGGGGTGTTTTGCTTCTGCTGGTAGCCAGCCACTGCTCTGTAGGCCACAACTTGTTGGCAGCAGCTAGGGCGGCGACCTTGGTCATCCCCTTCGCAAGTCTCTTGCCGAGCACCGCGTCTTGCCACTCCTTGACCTGAACCCTTCTTACTTCAAATCGTTTAGCCTCACACGCCCCTAGAATAAGACCAAATGAAATACTCATGGATCGCATCGCTTGTGAAGATTTGGCGTGTTTGAGTGGTTCTTCAACACAAACGATCATGTTGTTGCGATAAGGTTCCAGCCATTCAAGTAGTGCAGGAATATCCACTTCGGATGTTTTTGTAGTCTTTTTAATTGGCATCGCTCTATATGCAAGCACAGCGCCATCAAATGCCGCCACAGCGCAGAGACCACCACTGATCCCGTTGTCAATGCCTACGATAACAGTGTCATCATTCATCCGACTCGTCGGGTTCTTCTGCGTCTATAACTACGGAAGCACTACCTCCGTTGGTTGCCCTGCTGTTATTGAGTATTGAGACGTCGATGGTGAGCGATCCTGACCCACCGCTTCCGCCTTTGGGGTTGAGGCCGAGGTTGCGGCGAATCAACTGGTCGAGCTCTGATAACTCACGGACGGTTCTCGGACCGCGTACATTTATTAAATTGTCGCGCAGCATTTTAATTGCACTCGCTGCGACGTAGGCTTGATACTTGTCTGCCGGACTGGATTGATTCTCGGCTACTTCCAATAAGGCTTGCTGTTCCGTATCTCGCGCTGCCAGTTTGGCGTCGGCAACTATGGCAGTGGTGGAGTCTTCAAGGTTTTTGGCGAATGGTTCGGCTTCGCTGTCTGGTTTGTCTACGATTACGTTTTTAAGCCACCGACAAACTGTGTCAGTGCTGACGCCAAGTTGCTCGGCAATACGAATCTTCATCACGCCTTGCTGATACAGCTCGATGGCGCGTTGGGTTCTCGCCGCTTTAGCTTGCCGACGTTCAGCTTGTCCTTTGCGTAGCTCTGCCGTTGGCGTTAACTTTTTTTTTCTTACGGGCATGTGCAAGTCAGAGAAGAGTATAAACTATTACTTGTCAAACTTTTTTAATGTCGTAGCCTCCACTTCACTTTACTTATCACTTTACTTATGGGCCGACCAAGAAAATACGACCCCGACAAGGTCTCAACCTCCGTGCTGGAGCCGCGCATAGATCCCGCTACAAACAAAATGGATGTTGGGGGTTTCTTAATCCCTGTAACCAATACCCTTACCGCTCTGTTGTGGGGTTTTGCTAACCATCCGTCCAACAAGGCGAAGGAGTTCTATTTCTGGCGCGTAGCGGATTTGCTATGGAACAGGGACGATCTGCCTGAACACATGTTCCTCAAGCATCCGTGGGCGGAGCAGATTATCCGTGAGTGTATAGATAACAAGTATCTTGCTGTCGGCGGTGCAGCATCGAGTGGTAAGAGCCACACCCTAGCTGGCTACGGTATTGTCACATGGCTGGCGAGACCGCGTGATACCCTTGTCCTAATGACATCGACCACATTGCGTGAGGCTCGTAAGCGGATCTGGGGTTCGGTAATCTCTCTACTGTCTGTCATTGACGGTGCCCCGATCAACATTCGGGATTCGATTGGCAGTGCTAACTACATCGACGAGAACGGACAGACCTTCGATAGAGCGGGTCTTTCGCTTATCGCTGCGGAGAAAAGCCGCACACGTGAGGCTATCGGTAAATTCATTGGTCTCAAACAAAAACACGTTCTCCTAATCGGTGACGAATTAGGAGAACTCAGTGAGGCTATCCAACAAGCCGCACTTGCCAACTTAAGTAAGAACCCTCGTTTCGAGTTCAAAGGTCTGTCCAACCCTGCAAGTCGCTTCGATTCGTTCGGTATCTGGTCTACACCAAAAGAAGGATGGGAGTCCATTACGCCAGACGTAGACGACGAATGGGTTACGAAGTGGGGCGGCAAGTACATTCGACTGGACGGTGAACGCAGCCCCAACGTGGCGGCTGGCTACACGGTATACCCGTTCTTGCCTACCATCGAGAAGATCGCAGAAGATAAGGCGCTGTTAGGTGAGACTAGCCGTGCATACATGCGAATGGTTCGTGCTGTGTTCTTTGATAGCGATGAGGCGGAAGGTATCTACGGTGAGTCCGAGATACTCAAGGCGAACGGTATGAAGAGATCTGAGTTTATCGGACCTACTACGCTAATTGCAGGAGTCGATCCAGCGTTCACCAACGGCGGAGACAGGACGGTCATGTACACCGCTAAGGTCGGTCAGTTCGCGGACGGACAATATGGTATGCAGTTCGAGGAATACATAAGCCTAAACGATGATGCGACTAACAAAGCAGTGCCGAGGACGTATCAGATCGTTCACCAAATTCGAGACACCTGTATACGATTAGGGATCAAACCAGAGAACGTTGCCATCGACTCAACTGGAGCGGGCTCGCCGTTCTGTGACGTTCTAGCAGGTGAGTGGTCAGACCAATTCCTGCGCGTGCAGTTCGGAGGAAAGGCTTCAGACAGGCGGGTTAGTATGAACAGCAAGCTAACTGGAGAAGAACTCTACACCAACCGTGTGTCAGAGCTGTGGTTTGTGGGCAAAGAGTTCCTACGCACTAAACAGATAATGGGGATCAGTGACGTACTGGCAAAGGAGATGTGCATCAGGCGATACGAGATGGTCAAATCCGGTAACCTGCGCGTCAAAGTCGAAACCAAAGCCGAACTCAAGCAGCGTATGGGGCAGTCGCCAGACATCGCCGACGCTGCATTTATCGCGCTGGATCTGGCAAGACAGCGTCACGGACTTGTCGCAGTGGACGCCCCGAGCAAAACGGAGATGGGTGTGTTTGGTCGGTCGGCACCGAGAACGATGAGAGATCTCGACGTGGTTAGCAGGTCGAGACACGCGTATCTGGACTGATGTTAATGCAAGTGTATTGCAAGAACTACACGTCAGAAAAGTCCAAAGAGTTTCTGGGATGTGGGTAATTCATAATAATTCAGTAAATAAGAGAATATGAATTACTGAGATAATATGAATTACTAAAGGAGAGAAAGATTATATATAGTCAAACTTTTCCGCTCACCTTCTCCCATGCTGGCCAGAACAGTTCGTCGAGTGCCCGCACGATCGGTTCCTGTGAGTAGGTATCGCTGTAAGCAACGCCTGAAAGAAACAGCGCCGCTTCGACCATCTCGTGCCTCAGTGTTTCGCGAAAGAGTTTCGCGTCTTTGGTTGTCTTCCTGTCTATTTCAATGACCTTCGCATCAGGTAGATACTGCCCGTAGCATTCATCGAGGTCTTTCACCCGTATCGGTATCCTGTATCCGGCAATAGAAACACTTTTAAGCATCGGGTTTATTCTACGGGTTAGTTGAGTAGGAGTCCAGTTAAATGACACAGGATACAGGTCACATGACCTAAAAAAATGTCTTGATTTTCTGACAGAAGATTGCAATATCTGCGGTGTGCCCGCCCAATTTAAAAGAACATCCAGCGGTAAGATCCAATACCGTGGCGAGTTGTTTTCTGGTTTCAACAAACCTAAGAAGGCTCCTGCCGGAGACCCTAAGAAGTATGTCGTGCTTGCAAAAAGCGGTAGTGATGTGCGTAAATTAAAGTTTGGTCAACGTGGGTATAAAGATTTCCTGCAACACAAGAACGAAAAACGTCGTTCTAATTTCAAGTCTCGGATGAACTGTTCGTCCGAAAAAAATAAACTAACGCCCAAATGGTGGGCGTGTAACTATAACTGGTAAGATCAATATGGGCACTAAGTACGACAAAAAGAAACAAATGGGTGAAGCCAAGAAGGCTGCTTTTAAAGCGGAGGAACTAGAGAGGGCTGGGGGTATCCCGATGACTGGATTGAATCCGCTCGGTATGCCTGAGTCCACTATTGGTATGTCTAAGAGTGAAAAGTTTTTTTCGGAAGGCAGAGCACTCGATAAAGTGCAACGGGAAGGCTACAAGACTTTCGGCGACAAGGCCACAGGTGAGCAGGAAAATAAACTGAGAGCGCTGCAAGGTCTCCCAGCGATATCGCACACACCTAAAGAGTTTACTGAGAACATCAACAAGTCCGTAGGTTTTGGTGGTAAGAGCGCACTGCTCGACCAAGAAGGTCGCGATAGAGCACTGAAGGGGGGCATCGGTGCTGGCCTAAGCTACGAGGAGGCTGATGCCGAAGTGACGAAAGCATATGATTTCCTGAAGAAAAAGTACGGTGGTAAGGATACACCAACTACACCAACCCCAACGCCTACAACAACCCCAACACCTACACCAACCCCAACACCGTCGCCGTCGGCACCTTCCTCGCCTACACTACCTCCTGAAGTGCCAGTAGAAAAAAACCCTATCGTGCAGTTTTTTGATGATGCTATGACGAGTGGTACCCCCGAGCGAGCCCTAATAAAAGGCGGATCTCTGATCCTTAAAGGAACGGCGGAAGCCCGAGCCGCCAGAGCCGCTGCTGAAGCTGCTGCTGAAGCTGCCGCTAAAACCGCTGGCGCAGCAGGTGATGCTGCTAAACCATTTAACATGGTAGATGACGCAGCCAAAACCGCAGATGAGGCACTCAAACAGAAATACAATTTTAGACCCGCTAGTGCTGTTGACGACGCCGCTAAAGCCGCCGCTAAAGTTGCTGGCGCAGTAGGTGATGCTGCTAAACCATTTAACATGGTAGATGATGCAGCCAAAGCCGCCGCCAAATACGCAGAAACTTCAAAGGCCGTGAATGCAACCCTTGACGCTGCTTCTGCGGCTGCTCAGAAAACTGGGATGCGTGTCTATAACGCTGCCCTACGGGCAGGACAATCTAAAGAAGCAGCGCTTGCCGCAGCTAATGCCGCTGAGAACGCTGCAATCCAAAGCGCATACAAAGACGTAATGGACAATTACGGTAAATCTTTCGACGCGGTAGATGAAGCCGCAGGTGCTACTGACGAAGCCGCAGGTGCTGCTGACGAAGCCGCTAGTGTTGCTGACGAAGCCGCTAGTGCTACTGACGAAGCCGCTGGCGCTGCTGATGAAGCAGCCGCAGCCGCTGGAAAAGGAAAGGGCGCTATCGCTCGACTTGTCAACAAAGCCGCTAAATCAAGATTAGGGAGAATTGCACTTAAAGGTCTTAACGTTGGAGGTAAGGGGTTTAGGGTTTTTGGTAGAGCTGCTGGTCCGGTGCTAGAGATCTATGATGCGGCCAGATATTTTACGGGCGACCAAGAAGTGAAAGACCAGTATGCGAAGGACGTCGCGACCCTAGGACAACGAGTGTTCCAGCCCAAGTCCTTTGGCGAGTTCGCAGGAGGAGTCGGTGATGTATTAAGCCCGACTAAGAACGTACTCGGTACCGCTGAAGCAGTTAGACAGTTATTAAAAGCTCAGGAGGGCGCAAGAACCGCCGACGCTTCTCTTAAGTATGCGCAAAGTGTCATCAAGGCACAAAATGACAGACGGAAAGAGCTGTACCCTGACGAAGTTTTTGATAAACTACCGAAAGCACAACAAGTAAAAATCAAGCAAGCAATTAGGCAAGAGTTTAGCGACGCAGGTGTAAAGACATTCGGGCGATATCAATAAGATCCTATGGCTGATAACGAAAAAACCGAAGAGAAAAACTTCTCCTATGAGGGTGACATTCAACCTCTGATGAATAAGTATTTCAGTGTGGCTGCTAATAGTGGCTTGAGTGGTGACGATCAAATATCGTTCCTGCAAAAACAGCGTCGAAGACTTGAAGGACAATCTGAAAGGGCTATGGACCTTAAACTAAAAGAACTCGCTTTCGAGGACGCTAAGCTGAGGTTGGAGGAAAATAGGAGGAAGTCCATTAGCTCACGCGAGAACATGACGGCACTCGCCGCACTACAACAGACGTTAGATTACGGTCTGACGGAGGTACCAGAACCCCAACGACCTAACTATTTCGCTAGAGTCGGGGTTGCCAACGGTGCACTTATTGGTTCGGATGAAACTGCTAAGGCCATGTGGAGCAGTGTGACCAAAGACCAATCTTCCAGTAGGAGCGATCCTAGTGTGGATTACCGGAACAACATCCTTAAGGGGCTCGACAGCGTTAAATTCGGGGAGGATTATGCGGGTAAACCGACTAATAGTTTCGCTGACGTTGGAGAAAAAGCCAAAGTGGAGCGTGTTGTTACACTCGGTACGCCGGAAGAACAACTACAGGCAGCTGAAATGAGCGCCGATGAACTTTATGGTCTTGCTAAAAACATCAGAACACGATATGACGCAAGCGCATTAGGCGTAGGGAAAACAGCTACATCCAATACCAGATCTCTATTCTCAAGTAAAAAGGCTCCACCGCTGGTGACGCCACCTTAGACAACATAATACCAAACCAAATTACCACCATGCTGGAAATTAAACAATTCGACGACTGGCTCGCAAACCAAGAAGAGGCTGCCGAACCAACAACAAACCTTAAGAACTACACGGATTATGTTAGGTCTAGCTACTACAGCGCAGGACAACTAAACCAAGAGACTGAACAGGAGATCGCCGCCGGAGTTGCTGACCGTCTTAATAGTGATGGCTTGTTTACCGACGACATGTCCGAAGAGGACAAAAATAATTTATACTCTAGTGTTATTGGCGCGACGCGTAATGCAGACACCGACGCTCGCTTTGTGTTGGACTACCTCCGCACGAATAGTGAAGGGCCAGCAAATGTCTTAGCAAACGAAGCTAAAGTCAGCAATCTTGCGAACTACCTTACCCTACAAGAGAAATCCCCATCTGAAGCGGAGGGCTTTAAGCCATATGTCGATGAGATCCTTGCCGACAAGTCACTGATAAAACGTGCGCGTATGTCCGCTGTCGATCGCGGGGAATATAGCATCGCAGCACTCGACGAGGAAGACGGCACGCGCACCCTCTACGCTGGCCCAAATGCACGTCCTGAATCTATTGCGGGTGAGGTCAAGTCACTTATTGCGACTGGTGCTCTGTCGTCCGCCGACCTATATCGGGTCAACGATTTCGTCAAACCATTAAACGGTGGTCTGACCAATGGTGCTGAAGACTCCCGATATGAGACGTTCGCACGTACGATTAGTGATCTCGCAAAAAAAGATAAGGACTTAAATCAGTTAATCGAAAAAAATGCTTCCGATAAAATAGAGCAGAAGACAGCTGAACTCCGCACCACCGGAGAGAGTATATGGGGGGGAGTGAAGACGGTCATCAGTTACCCCTTTATCAAGGGAGGTGATCTTCTTCTTGACCTGTTTGACGGCGAACAGAAACAGCCGAAGTATGCGCCCGACACAAAGCTGTCTGACGCGGTCGCTGGTAATAGCGCGATCAACCAACGCTTTAGCGCCGCTGAAATTGAAAAGTTCAGTGAGGCGCTTACGGACAGAGTTGCTGGAGCTCCTTATAGAGCCGACCGTCCTGAGACCGGAATCACTACCGACTCGATGGGTAATGTTATTCTCGCCCCAAGCCTTTTAGCTAATGTAGAGCAGTTTAATCAAGCTGTCAGTAGCTCTTCGCTAAATAAAGACCAGCAGAAACAAGCCTCTGTCCAACGTAAATTGTTATTGGAATCCGCTGCTCCTGACCTTATTCGGATGATCCTTGAAGAAGAACCTGAAGCGGTTAGCAGCTACGCAAAAGCAAAAGCCGATGGGCTCTCCCCTTCCGAGTTTGTCGAACAATATGTAGGTAATAATAAAAATTATGATGCGTTTGGTACTCGCTTAGAACAGTTTGGAAAAAGCGCATGGAAAACTTTGGCTGAGATCCCTTTAGGTATTGCCGCCCTTGCTGGTAATGAGTGGGCTGCTACGACGATGGGCGACATGATTAAAGACCAGACCAGACGTCAAGAGTTCTCCCGTCTCTACGGAGACGAGTATGGTTTGGGTTTCCAGATACTGAACACACTCCCACAGGTAGCTGCCGACATCGGCCTAACTATTGGAACAGCTGGCGCGTTTGCTGGAGCCAAAGCACTTGCGAAAACAGGCGCGGCGTCGGCGCGTGCTATGATCCGGAATGGTGCCAAGATGGCACTCTCTGAGATTGATGATGCGGCAGCGGCTTCGTTCCGTAAAGCGGCGTCCGCTGAGGGCTCACAGTTTCTCGGTAAGGCTATCACAGATGTTGGTAGGAGTTTTGGTAGCAAGTTCGGAGAGCTGGCTCCACTTGCCGCTGTCACGTTCACCCGATCAGCTGGCTCCTCATTCGGTTCCCTCTACAATCAGCTGCCGGACGACATGAGTCACGAGGAAAAATATAAGACCGCTCTTCCCGCTGCCCTTGCAATGGGCATCTCCACGTCTGTCATCACAGTGGGTCTGTCGGGATTGGGACTCGGTGCTGTTGAAGATATCGGCACAAACGTGGTTCGTAATAAAATTCTCGGTGGTGACACACTAACAACACGTGCTGCCCTTGAGGCTGCTGAGCGTGCTGTTCCAGTCAGTAAGATGAATTACCGACAAGCCAAACAGGCATACCAGAACGCAGCTAACGAAGGCCGCATCCTTAGCGACAAGGCGTTTAACGCCGCTGCCCGCGCAGCCGTCACCAGCACTTACAAAAACTGGTTGAAAACCACAATAAAGGGTGGACTTAGTGAGTCGTTTGAAGAGGCGCTAGACCAAGGCGTCGGCATGGCTATTGAGAACGCTGCTCTCGATCGGGATGCTTCGCTTGCTGAGAAGGTTGCACAAGTGTTCGATGCAGGACTTATTGGTGGTGCTTTGGGTGCAGGTATTGCTGGTAGCACCCAGTTCGGCAGAGTTCGTAAATCAGAACAGAGTCTGGTGTTTGAGGGCAGAGCATCCGCATTTGAGGATATCGCAAAGCGGCTCCGTAGTAACAATAGCAATTCTACCGCCGATGTATTGCAACGCCGTATCGACGAGGCGCGAGAGCAAGCACGACTCTCTGTCGAAAGAGATATCGCCGCGCAGAAAACTCAAGAGGAGGTCAAAGAACGCACTGTCGTTGCTGACCCCAACGAAAGACCCCTTAAAGGTAGACCTGTCTTTAACGAAGAGACAGGTCAGTGGGCACCCGCAGACGAGCCGTTCGACCCTCTGCTCGATGACATCCTAGGAGAGGAGATCGAATATAGTGGCTTTGAAGGCGTTCTGGAGCTAGACGCAGACGGCAGCTCTGTCGTCCTCCGACTCAATAAACCGTATACCACAGAGGGAGGCGGGTCAGTTGAGTTCATTAACTTGGGACCACGCTTCCAGAAAGCCTCAAAATTTACCGCCCCTCTCCTTACCATTGGGCAGGAGACTTTCGGCGTGCCCGCTGGCACCCCATACATATCAATGGGTGGTAAGAAGAAAACCAAATTTGCTTTTCCAGCAAAAGAGAAAGTGACCCCAGAGTCATTTGAAGTCTTTCGTGATGATGAAGGGAACGTGCGTAGCCTTATCGTTAAGGGTGGTCTCTCCCTTAAGGACGGGTCTACGACCATGAATATCCCCCTTACTAACTCTTTACAGATTAAAGCTATAGCAGAGTGGTACGGTATTGACATTACGCCTAAACTGCCAGTGTCAGAAACCGCAGACGGTCAATTCGAGTTTGGGTTTGCTAACCGCAAGGATCTCGTCAAGTCGAAAGAAGAGTTCGGGTTCGTCGCCCCAGATGAACCAGAGATGACCGACGAAGAGCTAAAGGCAGAGACAGAGGACATCCTCGGTCGGTCATTCGCTCCTGTAATGGAGGGAGAGATGGAGCTCGTTACTGATAAACAGAACAGGACTAGAAGAATACTTGAGGGGTTCGACACTCAGATCTCCAGTAAGCAGAAGAACCTCAAGAAGGTTACCGATACCCTCGCGCCACTCAAAGATCTTAGTGACAAGCAGTTGACCGGAGACCAGAAGCTCATCAAACAACAGAGCATTGATCTTGAGAAAAAAATCAAAAAAGAAATTACCGCACTTAGAAAAGCCAAGAAAGAGTTTAGTGAGGACGCGATCGAGCTCGGATCTTCGGCAACACAAGAACCACTAACTGCTACACCACAAGGCCCACGCGTGTATCGGAGTTGGGATGAGTCACAGAAACAACTAGACCGCGATTTCGCTGAGTCCATCAATGGAATCAGGCAGAGTTATGTGGATACGGACGTGCCCGTTGATGTGGATCGTATTGAGAACATTATACGTATAGTACCACTCCGCAACAAGCTCGGCACATCTATTGCTCTCTCCGACGTCTCGATTGAAGAACTGGACGCCGTCGAATCAATGGCGGAGGACATTATTAGTTTTGCAGAGGACACCAATAATAAGGCTACGCCGAAGCAACGTCAACTAATCATTGATGACTACAGGGCTTTGGTTGCTCGGGTAAATATCATACAGCAGTACGCCGTTGAGCGTGAGTATGAAGAGGTTTTCGGTCTGGCGGTGTCGGAACTGAAAGCGTTACAGACGGAACCGGAACCCGAAGAAGAGGTCGAAACAAAAGCAAGCGACAATGACACGCTACACTACCTACTCTCCAATACACCTGAAGCGTTTACCACGATTGATGTAAAACCATTTGCTGACAAAAAGGTTTTAGGTACCCTGAAAAAAATGGGTGTTGAGATCGGCAAGCAACGCCAAGACAGTGTAGAAACGGTAACGGTTACAGGTTACGATCAAGAGACCAGAGAAATACTATACGAGAAGAGTGGCGTCACAGTGCGTGCTCCACTATCTACCGTCAACTTCGAGTCCCCTACTCTACGCACCGCCATTGACGCCGCGAGCACAGAAGTTTTTGATATTACGCAACAAGCCAAAAAAGAAATGGCAGCGATTAAACGTAGAACGGCACGGCCAGTACAAGACCGTGCGCGTGACTTCCTTATTAAGGTTAATGACTACGTCACTAAGAGCAAAGCATTAGACGAACGCCTTAAGGAAGTGGACAGAATGCCCGCAGCAAAGAGGTCCGCCGTCAAGCAACGCATCGAAGGGCAGCTGAAGGAGCTGAGAAAAAGTGCTACCAAATACGTCAACAGCGTTGGCTCTGTCCTACAGTCTGACTTTGATTTCTATAAAGACCTAGAGGAAGAACAAAAACAGGAAATAGCTGCCCAGATCCGCCGCTCGCTTTACGGTGTTGGGGGATTTAAACAAGAAGTGGCGCCTAGAGCTAGAGTCAAAGCCTTTAATCCAACGCCCGACATAAAAGTCACTAGGGTAGTATACGCCAAAGAGCAGTTCCGAAACGGCACGCAAGAGGAAGACATGCTTAATGAGCTAGTCGAAGGTGGTCACATCGTTAACCTGCCGGACACCGGAAAGGCCTTAGCCCAAGCTGGTCTTTTTATTACTGAGTCCGGTGTGAGTAAATTCCCAGCGTTCTCGCAATCTCAAGTTGAGTTAGTCGAGCAGGAAGGCCAAGAGGTAGCTGACACTAACGCTTACATCAAGGACAAGCACGAACTCCTTAGCGAAAAAGTCCTGTCTAAATACCCACAACTCGGCGAGCTGGTTACCATTACAGGTAGATCCAGAACCAAAGGAACCATTGGTGATGATACCGCTATGCTCGACTCTATTGAGGTAGAGATCAATCGAATGAATAGCGCTATTGAGAAAGATGCGCTACTCGGCAGAAAAGTACCTTCCGAGTTCATCAAGAAACGCGACGGGTTGGTGCAGCAATTAAAAGAAGCTAAGGTCAGAATAAAGGACGAAAGATATTACGAAATTGACGGAAAGAAATACGAAGTCGTTAATAGTAAAACGGACAGGAGTATTTACTTTCCGGTGGATAAAGACGGCCTGTTTGGTGTGTTCACAAACAACCCTAAGATCACAAGAGCGCAGATTGCGGCGGGTTATCGTGTGGTCATACCTGATAAGTTCGATAGAGATCTGTTTAACCCATCGCAGTATACACGGGACGGGCGTATTATCGAAGGATACTATATGCCCCGCAATCCAGAACCATCTACCGTAGGTAGTTTCGGTCGCGTATCGAACCCGAGGATTGATGAGAACGGCGAGCAGATACTCGACGAGAGATCGAACTTTGATAGCACACGCATTGAGTTGTTTGTGAATAACATGGTGAGTACGTCTGAGATTCAAGGGAATATGGGGGCTTACTTCGCCACCTCATTAAGAGAACTCAATAAAATTACCCGCAACCTCCTCGCGTCGAAAAGAAATAGTGATTCAAGATTCCCTTGGTCAGAGACTTACATCGACAACACGGTATCAGACCTTACCCGAGGGTTTGCTGCCGAGTTAAATGAATACCGCTTGGCTCAAAACGTAGTACGGAGAGCCTTTCAGTCTTTGGAATTTCAAGATACGATTAAGATCGGGAAAGAGTTAGTAACTAGATATATTGACGAAGAGGGCAACACGATAGAGTTTTCTGATCTCCCACAGGAAATCAGAGATGAAAGTATTGTGGATAAACTCAAGAAAACGGATCTTGTTAAGTTCGTAACTGAGATGATCCCAGATCGTGATGTTAATTCGATAGCTGCCGACATCAAAAAGATATACAAGAACATCAAGGGCGAAGATTCTAATTCGGTTATTATCCAATACGCCAAATTGCTTTATGCTAACGCCACTGTTGCAGGTGGTAGGTTCTACTCACTACCAGATCCGAATACGTATTTAAATCGTCCAGCTAATCTGACAGTTGTGGGGACCTCGGTCTTTAACACAGTAGCAAATAGGAATGCAAAAGCTGAACGAGCTAACCCCAACACCGAATATGTACCCTTAGATTACGTTACGCGAGATGGAGATGGGTTCTTCTTAGAGGAGATAATCGGAGCAGCGGGCGCGGACACAATCCAAGCGCTGCAAGATGAGATGGATCGGCGGAGACAGGAGAGCGGAGCAGATGCGGGAGTATATGATATGCTACTCACGGGTGAGTCGTATGCCAGCGCACTGGAATCGTCTGACCTTGTCTTTATGAACCGTTCAGCTTTGTTGGCGAGCGAACTATACCGCACTATCGCAGAGGACAAGACTGGCAAACTAGCCCAAGTCTTCAGGGATCTCGCGGTGCAGACCGGAGTAATCCCACAATATCAGGCAGACAACTTGTCTGATGCTGTGCTCGTCCAATCACTATCCGGCAGACTTAACACTGATTACGTCCTCCACGCCAATAAAGGGTACGCTCGCACTGTGCTATCCACATTGTCCGGAACGGATTTAGGTAAGCAGGCCGCTGGTATTCTAATCGCCCTTAGATGGCTACCACCTACAATGTCGCTTCCGTTGCGAGCACCAGCTGAACGGAAATCTGCAACACCTGCGGCGACAGCAACCACGCCACCGGATGAAGCCATCGCGGCAGGTAAAGCCTTACGCCAAGCAGAAGCAACAGATAGTGACACGATTGATTATGCCAGAAATTACCTAGAGGCATCTCAGGCAGCACTACCGTATCTGTTAAAGCTCGGCAGTGAGCGAAGGATAGCCCTCAACACAATCGAAGAAGCTCGCGCAGACATTTACGATTCGTTCCGTTTGCTGCGGACGCTTATTGGTCAGACAGACCCCGAAGACATAGGACCTGTCCAGACGAAAACCAAAAGGCAGATCGCCGAAGGTATTGAGATCGGTCGCGTCGGAGTTACAACCGAAAGCGTTGCTGCGTTCCAAGACAAAAATGTTAGTGGTATCGAAGCAGAAATCCAGAAACTACAGGATACACGCAAGAGAACTGAAGATCTTATAAATGGAATAGGCTCTGTTCGGGCGAGGATTCTGGAGATCACTGATGGTCTCGTTTTACGAGACGAGGCGAGCAAAGCCATTGAGGTGATACCAGCTCTACTAAAACAGGCAAAGTCTAATAAGGAAAGGACCGCGCTTAAAGCAGAACTGGCGGAGCTACAAAAGACTTACGAAGATATCTTCTATAGAGGCGACGAGACTCTCGCTGACTTGGATGCTTCGATAGTCACTAAACAAAAACAACTTGAAAAGGCTAAGGCTGTAAGAGAACTAAGTGGACCTACTCTAGTCAACAACCTAATTGAGAACATCGAAGCGGCCTACGCCCAAATAAATAACAATCGCGAGTTCTTGTCTGAGCTCTCTGAATCCGCTAGAGCTCGTATCCAAAGCGAAAGCCAACGGATTGAGCGCCTCCGTAAACTACCAGAGTGGCAACAATACGTTGAGATCATTGCTGGTTCGCCTACTATTTTACGCGGTAGAAAAGACATAGATGAGAAAGTGAGGCGTAAGATTGATGAGATTGAGAGTGACGCGACAAAACGTAAGACATTTGACGATGCCGTAAAGGCACGGGCAAAAGCACTCGATCAAGCGCTGATTAAAAACGGCTTCAACCTACCGAAGGCTGGTCTCATTACCCCATACGTTGATCCGATGGACTTCGTCGTTAGCAAGCCCCGATTCGAACCTTCTGAAGGTCAGACTACAGACCCGAATGTTCGTGGAGTTGGTCGCCCAAGTGGCAAAGTAGTCGCAACATTTAGCGAGCAGAATCTCTCAGCCGCTGAGCGCCAGCAGTCCACAGCGAAATCATTCTCCGAAGTAGTTGCACCGATAGTACGCTCAGGTGAACGCTTTAGACCCGCTCTACCACCCCTCCCAACCAAAGAGGTCGGCGGCAGAATCAAAGTACTCAGCAAGCCGAAAGAATACGATCCGAACGACAAGTTCTTCTCGCTGTCTCAGATCGACCCATCCCTCCGCGACGAAGCAAGGGTAGAGAACCTGCGCGTAGCTGGACAACTCGGTCTCGTATCCGGTGACCCGAACTCTGTTCTCGGAGCCCTCCGTAGAATCACGCAGACTGGCACACCGAGGCAACAACTGATTGCCGAACTGCTGCTGACTGCGCCGGACTTCATTAGGGACATCAACTTCGTTATGGTCGAAGTAGACTTGGGCTTTGCTGGTCTTTATGACAAGACGAGCAACTCAGTCTTAGTTAACCTAAACGAACACAACGGTCGTGGTTTAGTGGACGTGCTCCTGCACGAATACCTCCACGCACCGACAGCTAAGGTTCTACTTAACCCTAAGACTGAGTCCCAACGGAAGGCAGTGGCACGTATCGAAGCGATTCGTAACTTCGCCATCGCTAATGCGGCTAAACTCGGACTGGACACAGATCCAGTTGTAAGGCTCGGCTTGTCCAACAACGCTGAGTTCTTGACCTACGCCCTTACTGCACCGGAATTCCAGAACATCCTTGCTGGTCTTGCACCGCTTGACCAACGCTCGATCCTGCGCCGTCTCGTTGACGCTATCCTTAACGTCTTTGGTCTTGATCCTAAGAAGCACGAGGTTGCCGCTGATGCGATCCAAGAACTACTCGACTTCACCAAGATGTCCCTCGCCCATGCAGGTACGTTCAGCGTCGATAACAAATGGAGAGCGTTGGTTGGAACTGCTCGCAGCAAGAACGAACGCGCACAGGCTTACTCCAACCTTACCGCTGCTAATTTAATCAACGATGTGATTAGCCGCTACAACGAAGACGGGATACTAACCGACGAGGGCGGCGTCAATTACATCCGTGTCCCCGAACTCGAAGGCGACACAGCAATCGACGTGCTCGGTGAGATCCGACGCATCGCACCTGAAGGTATCAACATCGAGATCAACAACACTATGGTTGGTGCGATGGGCGCTAACCCAACCAAGCCTAACACAATACTCGTCAACGAGAATTTGGTAGCGACAATGGCAGCTGGTCTGTCGGCAGCTAATGCTAGGGCGGTAGTGCGCACGGCAGTGGACGAAGAGCTCGCCCACCTTGCATCATTCGCCGTATTCAAAACCGAAGACTTCGCCGCTATCGCAGCGGAGATCGGTCCTGATAGAGTGAACGAGATCCTCGACATGATCTACTCTAGCGCAGTTCCTGACGCCACTGAACGTGCGGCTCGCATTGCTGCTGATCGTGAGGCAGGCGTGACAGGAGACGTTGACGCTGCTGCTGAGTGGGTGCGTATGGAGATCACTCGTTTGGCTACTGGCCGCACGAGGGAAGCTGACATCGCGTTCTTCTACACGAACCCGTCACTGCTTGAGCGATTCCTCGAAGGACTCAGAGCGTTTATCAACAAACTCAAACAACAATTTAAGTCTGAGCCTACTGCTGGTACTGCCGCTCGCATCTCGCAAGCATCCCGTTCGTTCCGTAAACTACGTAACGGCGGCGCACTACCTACGCCGGAGCCGTCCGCAGCTAATGAGTACGGTGACTCCACCGCCTTCATCAACGCCATCAACGGCGACATCGCTGAAGGACAGGAAGACCGCACATACTTCATGCTCCCTGTATCCGGTACCGGTAACAGTAAGGCTGCCGTAAGCGGATTCTGGAAGACGGTACAGGATAAGATGTACAACCTGCCAATGGAGCTCCGGAAGTATTTGAGTCTGAGAGATGGCACTATCTCACAAGTTGAGTATACGATTCAGGACTTCGACCGCCGCTTTCCGAAGATGCGTGACGAGGCTCTTGCTAGGGGCGCGAGCATCGAGGACATCGGCATGATCCTCGGAACTACTGCTCCGGTTGTACAAGGTGAAGCACGCAAAGAAATCCAAAGGAAGGTTCGCGAGTTCAAGACGAATAACGCAACTGATCCAGATCTTGAGCGTAAGGCCGACGACTACGAGGCTAAGTTGACACAGCCAGAAGCTGACAAGTTCTTTGCGGCGTTCCGTAAACAACAGAAGGCAATGGAGGATAAACTCAAGAGCGCTGGCTTTGGAGACCTCGTTGACTACCTCGTTGAGTTCAGGGGCGAGATCAATAAATACAAGGCGGTCATCAACTTCGACGAGTCCAACGACGTATACCTCACTAGAACATTCAGGTTCTTCGGATCGGAAGGTTGGGCCAGCTTCGCTAAGACGGGCGGTGTTGCAATGCTCGACGGCAAAGAGGTAGACTTCAACAAGCTCCGTGCCGCTGCCGCTAAACACTTTGAGTGGGAGGTAAACAACGAGGCGAAGCAGACTGGTCAAACCTTTACTGCGGAACAACACGATAAGAAACTGGTTGAGTATCTCGATAAGTATCTTGAGAACCTCGAACTCCAAGCCGCCGACGCCAAAGAGTTAGGTGCAATGAACACTATCCGCAAGGATGTGAACCGCCTACTAAACAAGAAGGACTTCGACGAACCTTTGCGTATGTTGTTGGGCGAAGTCACTGACCCGTTTGAGAACGCAGTCCGCACCGTGTATAACGTCGGCAGGTTCGCAGCCAACGAGAGATTCCTACGCGACTTCGCAAGTCAGGCAATCGCAATCGGAGTAGCCAGCCGGACACGCAAGCCGGACATGGAGCTCCTCTTCCCACCGACTCAATCGGCACAGCTCGGAGACCTTGCTGGCTTGTATGTGAGGAATGACATTGCCGCTACCATCCGCGAGGAGTTAGGCATGAACGGAATGAAGCAACAGTCCAAGGCGATGGAGCAAATCAATATGTTCGGTCGCTTCATAGCTAAGTTCTCCGGTCTTTCGATCACCGCAAAGACATTGGGCTCCGTTGGTTTCTATCCTCGTAACGTATTGGGCGGCATTGCCCTGACTACATCACAAGGCATCGTTAATCCGGTCTACCTGAAGGAGGCGTTTCGCCTGTCGATCATCGCTAACATGTCCCTCAACGGTAGGATTAAGGCGGAGTCGGAGGAGTCCCGTAATCTGATGCGTAGACTTGTTGAATTGCAGGTGCTGAAGGATGATACTCAGGGTCGTATCGCAATGGACATGCTTAACGGCTTTGTCAACTCTACGGATCAGCAACTCGAAGAGCTGCTTAACGATATCGTCGAGGCACAAGGCAGTGGCAACATCGAGAAGATCATCAAGAAGTTCAAACTCAAAGGGACATGGGAAGCCACGAAACAAGCTGGCGGTTCTACTGTTGAGTTCCTTGCATCACTCAACAACGTAATCGACAGCGCGTTTAAACTTAACGCCTACTTCCACGAGTTGAGTGTGCTGAAGGAAGCCTACGGTGACACGGAATCCGAAGCCAAACTAGAAGTGGACGCCGCACGCAAAGTTAAGCTGACGTTCCCAACGCACTCGGATCAACTCAGTCTTGCGAAGGCGTTTAACAAATCGCCGTTCTCGATGGTCGCCCTTCCGTTCGTCCGGTGGAAGACCGAGGTGTTCCGCACGATGTTCAACACCGTCCCGCTTGCTGTTGAAGAAATCAAATCAGGCAACCCGACCATGCGTAGTCGCGGCATCAAACGCCTGATTGGTTTCGTCACCACTATGACAGGCGGCGGTGCTGCCTACGGTGCAATATTCGCCACACTGTTTAGTCTCCTGACTGATGACGAAGAAGACGAGCGCGATGGCGTGCGTAAGCTCACCGACGAAGAGCTCGACGCGCTTCGTCAAGGTCTACCGAAATGGCAGCGCAACCACGGTATCTTCGCACAGATGCTGCAAGACGGTAGCGTACAGGTCATCGACATGTCCAACATCCTACCACATAGCCAGCTTACTGACTTAGTTGGTCTGGCCTCTCGTGGTAACCTCAAGGGTATGGCCGACTACATCACCTCCGAGATGATTGGAACTCAGATCGCTGCCAGCACTGTGTTCGAACTCGCACAGAACCGCGATGACTTTGACCAACCTATCTGGTTGGACACTGACGGCGCGGTCGGTGCCTTCGGTAAGTCTCTAGTGCATTTGGCTAAGGGTACGGTAGTGCCGTCCGCAGTTGACAAAGTGATGAAGATTGGTAGATACGGCGAGCAAAACGCCAAGGAGATGATCGTCGGTGAGCTCACAGGTGTGAGACCGATAATCCACAAGGTAACCGATATCGAGTACCGTGGCATGCGGAACTTGAAAGAGTCGGCTGATGCCGTGGTGTCACTCCTCTATCCGTTGTCTTCTGGCAAAGCTCTCGATCCGAGTAAGGTCGAGGGGGTTATGGAAGAACACCAATCGGCGTCCAACAAGAACCAACAGAAGCTGCACGACTTCCTCATGGGCATGCAGTCCATTGGTTCTACGGAGGCGTCGCTCGCGGCTACTGCACAACAGATGAAGTTCAGTAAGCAACGCTTCGGTGCTGCCCTTGCAGGAGAGAACATCCCTTGGGGGCCGAACGAACAGTGGTTCCGTAAGATGTATGATAACAAGGTACGGGTCGGTGAACAGAACCCTGATGAGATCGCCAGCGAAATCAACAGGGTCATGTCTAAGAAAGCCGATGGCTACAACACTAATTTCCTTGAGTAAGCACTACGTACAACTGCCAGAAGAAGCACACTACAGCCCATAGGAACCATCCACCTAAGAAGAGGAAGCAGATTACTTGCATACTTGCCTCCCTTCCTTAGCGGCTTGGGTTGCGAGCAACCCTTTCTTCATGGCTTTCAGTTCTTTGGTAGTGCGTTCATGGAACCAACGCAGTAGCTGGCTCTTCTCTGCGAACTCAAGGTGTGAGGACGTCTCTCTTTTTTTGTCTATTACTTTCATACGATTACAGTTTGAGTTTGGTTCCGAAGTTAGCTAACCGGACACGCCATAGCTTGTCGCCCCTGCCGACCTGCTTGTGCTCGACTATCAGGTGACCGTTGTCGATACTGATCTCAGGCTGGCACACGCAGCTGAGGGAGACAACGTGCTCGTGTCCTGTATCCTTATTCGGTATGCTGTGTATCTGACTATTCTTGTGGTGTTTGTTTGTTATCTTCATATGTTTTTATTGTAGAGCTGAGTCGATGAACGCTTCGATTTCATCTTCGATGAAGCCGACCGTAACGTGCGGTTCGTCATTACTGACTTGACACGCGCTTATGACGGAAGCCACGAATGCTGTGGCGATCCTAGCCAGATGTAGCGTGCTACACCGAAGGGAGATGCCGTTGATGTATGCTGTTACGATAACTGTATCGCGCACAACAGAGGATTCGATCGTGAGAATCCCACTACCGACGTCGATTTGTAATTTACTATCTTTCATATTTAGTTTGTTTGTTTGGTTGGTGTTTAGATTGAACGGAACTTGTCGATGTGCATTAGTGCCTCACCGAGCAGTCCCTTCGGTGCCCCGTATGTATCGAACAGACACATCAGTCTGTCACGCTTTTCTTTTTCCTGTCGCCGGATACAGGATACAAGGTTGAGTAGCATGTCGTCGCCTACCGCAGCGCTGCCGAACTGCCACTTGTATAGTGGGGAGTCGTTAGCGAGGGTCGCACATAGTGACGGTATGCAGTCAGCCATCAGTATTAACTTACTTGTCTCGTCGTCCAGTGGCTCCGGCGTAAGTGGCGCACCGAACATCGCACTCGTATGGTAGAGCCCTTCCGTTACATCATAGTAACTTAATTCCGTATGACCTATGAACCCGCCAACTAGCGGCGAGTATGCGGCGATAACATATGGGTCTCCTACCCTACACACTACCTTCACCTTATATCCTGTGGCAACATACGCATAGGATTGAGTGTCATACTCTACGCACCTGAATGGTATCTCTGACAGCATGATCTCCGTATGGTTGCGGCGTAGGATGTTGTGATACCACTCGTACATTTTACCTTCGACCTGCTTCTCCGGCCTCTGGTATTTCTTTCTGAACTCTACTTTAGTCATTCTCATATTTCTTATTTAGTTTTGTTTGTTTTATTTTGTTATACATCAGTGATCTCGATAACCTCTCCTGCTTTAAATGCGTTGGTAGCAGCGCCAGTTGACAGCCAGAGCAAAGGAAAGTCCACATAGGTGATCTCGCTGAGGTCACTGGAGTAGCCGTCAGTCAGGTAGACCATGACATCCACATCCTGTACGTGCTCCGCTACCCAGTCGAAGGCTGGCTTGAACTTCGTACCGCCGCCGCCCTTCAGCGAGGCTGGCACGGTGTCGCCTGCTTCAAGAGACACGGCATCGGCAACCACATGGGAGACGGATAGTAGGTGAACCCTCTCCGGCTTGAGGTCGTCGAGTACCGATTGCGCTTCACTGAGGAAGCGGTCATAGGTGCGCTGTCCGATCGAACCAGAGGTGTCGAGCACGAGCACGATCTCTCCGGCATTGCGGGTGCGACGTCCAGCTGCAACGAGTCCAGTCGTCTGGAAGATCGCGTTGTTGAACGGCGAGTCCCATCCATTGCGTGATCTCTTAGACAACCATTCGCGTAGTAGATCAGGCCAGCTCAACGAGGAGCTGGTGCGCTGTCCTTGTAGGCGGCTGGCAGTTGTGCCGCTGTCGCTCTGCTGACGTCGATCTATTTCATCGGCGATGAAGATCGAGTCGTTCGCTTCTTCGAGTCGGTCGATGGTTTGCTGTTGCGACTCTCCGTCTTCTGGTTCCGGCTCGAACGTATCCGGTGCGCCAGTGCCGACAAAGTCTGAGAGATCATCTCCGCTATCGCTGACATCAGAATCGGTATCACTACCACCACTACCAGAAGCATCGTCACCATCATCGTCTTGGCTGCTGTCTTGATCGTCGCTCTCCCCCTCTTGAGGAGTCTCGCCGTCGTCCGACGTATCATCATCGGCATCATCACCATCATCGGCATCATCGTTAGTATCATTGTCTTGTTGTGGTTTGGGGGTGGTCTGGTCTTGTTGTATTGGTTTACTAAGTATTCTGTATAGCTGCTCGGCTGAGTTGTTACCGGACAGCTCCTCGTCAAGCAGCACGCCACCAATGAAGGGGAATACCTCCTTGCCTATCTCACGATTGCGGTTGGCGATCATCGCGTTGATGACGTAGTCCGCTGCGATGTTTGCAGTTGTGTGGTTGCCTAACTTGGCGAGCCGCCAGCCGTGACCGAGCAGGGCATGCAACGCCTCATGCACTAGCAGGAATGCGATGAGTCCTGCCCCGTTGGGTTGGCGGGATAGCTTGTCGATGCCGTTGCGATTGAGGAGTAGCGTCGAGCCGTCCGTTGCACCGTAAGGCACAGCGTCCGACCACTGCCACTTCATGGACATCAGCTTGCTGTGGGTGAGGAACCAATACCTACTCGTTGTCCGCATGGCTACGGACA